GCTTATAAATATTTTCGGAAAAAGACTCTCCCGATTGGAAATATTATTGCGTTCCGAGCACCAATGAAGGTAGAAACGGAGGGCATGATTGACAATGAAGACCTTCTTAACAATGATTTTATTTATTCTGACGACGCTGTTAATTTTTGCTGGGAGCTTCCTAATTTATGCCCTATTGGTGCTGTGTTCTTTCAAAGATTATTCAATACACAAATTGCGAACCTGTTGTCGACGAAGTATCTCAAAGCTCCAATCGAAGTTGACGGGGATGACTTAATTGTACACAAAGAATTTGAACAACATGGCATTATTCAACCAAAAGGCAAGTGTAGTGTTAGTATAACCTATTCAAAGGGCAATGTTGCCATTGGACATACTGCAATTAATGTAACTGCAGGGCAAAAAGCACCAGCTTTTGCGTTTTCCACGAATTTAACCGATGATCAAGTGGAAGAATTCATGAAAATTGTGGTGGATTTGTACTATTCCATGACGGATGACGCGTTTCTTGCGACAACGAAATTAACTATGTGAGTCTTGGTTCTATGTCCAAATTTTTTTCGCAAAACTTGGGAGAACCCCTAGTTTGGCGGTTTTGGAACCCTATTCTATTAGGTCGTACCCAATGTCCAAATTTTTTTTGCAAAAACCCGGGCAAATTCGAATTAGGGTTTTAGACTGTCTGTATTATGAAGCAAGCAAGTAATTTTTTTGATTTTGTAACTAATATTTTATTTGAAAAGGGTAAAATTGATATAGATATTACATCTGCGCAGATTTATTCTCCGTATATAGTGAATAGGTATGTAACATTTGCTAATACTCGGTTTGTTCCCTTAATAAACAATAGTGTTAATATGTATGGTTCGGTTTTTAGTATTAATATTGATCATTATCATTTTTTACATGCTTTAATTCCAAAAACAAATAGGAAATATATTAATTATACAAAGAAAATAAAAAAAGATAAAAAGGCATATGAAGCGGTTTGTACACGATATGAATTATCACAACGAGAAGTACATTTGTATTCAGAAACATTTGAGATAAATATTAAAAATTATGAGTAAAGTAAAAAGAAAAAGTGTACCAACTCTAGAGACAAAAACGAAACAAGCGTATGAGTCGGAATTAGATAAATTAGATTTGACTGATAGTCAACGAGATGCTTTTGATCATGATGTAAAACGTAGCTTAATTGATTTAGATACATATCAAGATACTGATACTTTTAGTCTTCAAGGATATCAGTTGAGGTCAGTTATGGATGATATTGTTTTAGCACAATATGTAGATTTATCAAATGACGGTCGTTCTGTTATTCGTAACGGTATACATATTCCATTATCTCAAGTAAAACGTACATGGCGATTAGCGAGAGTCGTTCTTGCTGGACCACAATGTAAGTGTGCTAAGCCTGGTGATGTTGTTTGCTTTCCAGATGATAAAGGTATAAAGGTTGATAATTTGCGAGTAGTAGGTTACGATCATTCCCTTAGAGATTGTATCTTTTTAAGTGAGCAACGCTTTTTTGGTATTTGTCAAGACTTAGAAGACAATGATAACCAGCTTAGCTAATCTTAAAGTTATCTTATTGGATAAGGTATGCGAGGTAAAGTTCGTCCGGCGTAATCCTAAGCCCGGCCGGCCGGGTTCTAGAAGAATGTTATGTACTAATAACGCGCAACTTTTAAATTCGATTGAAGGCCGAACTGTTTTGAATTATGATCCTCCACGCCAAGCTCCTACGTACAATCCTAATCAAGAGAATTTAATTGTAGTTTGGGATATCTTAATGCAAGATTATAGAACTATAAACTGTGACACAGTAGATTTAATTAGTACTTTAGAAGCAGATGAAACATTCTGGGTATATTTAAATGAGAAAATTGTCCCTATGTCTTCGGGCGATAAAATGGCTTTTATGAATACATGACATACGAACGCGTTGATAATATATTAAAAGAATTATTACTTACCAATGTGAAGATTATGTCTAAAAAACGAACTCTTGGTATTGGGCAAATTATGCTGTATGATATAAAGGATTTTAATATTAAATTATTATTTAACAATAATAAAAAGATAGAGTTATTATATCCTTTTAATATTATTAAGAATAAAAAAACGATTTATTTTGATTACACCTTACAGCATATCCATCGAGATGATATTATATGGCGCGCCCGTCTTAATCGACTTATTAAAAATAAACGTAATAGGTATTATGACTTGCTTCTTTCTATAGAGATATTATAATATACAAATGGGCATTAAAAACTTCCCGGAAGGATATATACCATCTTCAAGCCAGCAATATGCTATACCAAATATTATTAATGGTTTTAAGGATTGTAAATTTGTTGTTGTGCAAGGACCTACTGGTTGTGGAAAAAGTTTTATTGCGAAAACAATTGCTAATGGTTTAAAAAGAGCACCATCAAGCTTGACAAAGTTAGTTTCTGATTATAGAGCATTTGAAATAACTCGAAACAATAGTAAATTAACCTACGAGTATGCAGATGATTTTGAAAATAAAAATTATGGAACATCTATTTTAACAACAACAAAAGCTCTACAGGATCAATACACTAGAGATTTTGAAGATATAATTCCTCTTAAAGGTAAGAGCTCATATATTTGTAATTTAGATGACCGAAGTTTCGCTGATGCAGCTCCATGTATTTTTAGTACAAAATTAAAAAAAGAATGTTGGGATTGTAATAGGTGTGATTATTATGAAGCAAGAAATAAATCAATAACTGCTAAGATAAGTGTAGAGAATTATTCTAGTTTTTTTCATAAACCAGATCATTTGAAATACAGACAACTTATAGTTTGTGACGAGGCATCGGAATTAGAAAATGTTATTGTTAGTCGATTTAGTTGCAGGATAGATCTAGGTAAATTAAAAAAATATAATTTTACGTTATTATATTCATCAAATAGAAAACAATTCTTTACAAACCTAATTGAACTTCATGATGGTTTAGAGGGTAGATATATGGAGCTATTTCGAATGTTTGAAAAACATTCTGATACAATAGGAGATACTATAAAAAAGGAATTTAAATTTATATCAGATTTAAAGAGAGATTTATCTTTAGTTATAGACACTTGGCGACAATCTGAATATATTATTAATAAGACGCGTAATTATAATAAAGCTTATATACAATTAATACCTAAGAAGATTGATGTACTAGCTCAGCATTTATTTAAATATGCTACTAATATTTTATTTATGTCCGCTACGTTTGTTGATTATAAGCGGTTCATGAGAGGTTTAGGTATATCTGAACAAGATTATAAATATATAGATTTACCGTCAGCATTCGATCCAGCAATGTCACCAATTATATTTGGTACGTTTCAGTTGTCTAAGAAAAATATTGATACATATTTTCCAAAAGTGGTTAAGTGCGTACAAGAAATTTTAGAAGAACATAAAGATGTAAAAGGATTAATTCATACTCAGTCAAATGTATTAACGTTAAAATTAAAAGAGCAGTTAAAAAGTGATCGTGTACTATATCGTGTTAAAGGTGATAAAGATAATATTGATATTCTGACAGAACATTCCAATAGCTCCAAACCAACTGTGCTTGCAAGCCCCTCTTTAAACTTTGGTGTTGATTTAAAAGGTGACGCGTCTAGATTTTGTATCATTATAAAATGTCCATGGCCAGATTTAGGTGATATTAGAATAAAAGAAATGTCAAAAAATGATCACAAATGGTATACTAATAAGATGTTTACTACTTTTATACAGCAGTGTGGCCGCTGTACTCGAGATGAAAATGATTATAGTGTAACGTATATAATTGATGCAGGTAGTATAAGAAAACTAATACCAGAGTATTCAAATTTACTACCGATCTATTTTATAGATCGTTTTATTTAATAAATATTTATAATGAAAAACCAATATTATGGTTTTGAGCTAAAAGACATGATAAGGCAGTTTATTACTGCTTTTAATAGCATTGTCATTAATAGATATAATAAAAGTAAAACAGTCGTTGATCAACTTAAAGTAGGGTTTTATTATGGACCAAAAGAAAGAGCGCTTCAAGATATAGTTAATAAAGCTCAAAGTTTAAAGTTGCCAACAATTGCTGTACATTATACTTCTATTTCTCGAGATTCAAATAGAGTTTTTAATAAGATTCCTGGGTTTTACTATACAAAAGCCCCTTCGGTTAGTGCTGGTGCATTTGATTCTGATTGGCTACAGACACCTATTCCAATTAATGTAGGTATATCTATGTCTATCATGACAAAGTTTCAAACTGATATGGATCAAATTTTAAGTAATTTTGTACCATATAATAATCCATATATTATTATAAGTTGGAAAGTACCGACGTCACAAAATTTAGCTAGTAATTTTGAGATTAGGACTGAAGTATTATGGGACGGCTCTTTAGCTTTGGAATATCCTATTGAAGTATCTGGGACTCAACCAGCAAGAATTATTGCTAATACAAATTTTACAATGAAAGGTTGGCTGTTTAAAGGTCCGCAGACGGAAGATCCTAAAACCATTTTTGTTATTGATCAGGACTTCATTCCTGTGAAGACATTTGATTATGAGTAAATTTATAAAATATACTTCTGCTTTAACTGAGGTTACTGCGTTTAGTGGTAATTTTGATCATAGAGAGCTTTCTGGTAGGCCAGAGTTTACTGGTGGTAATACATATACAACTCTTGCTTGCGGGTTTTCTGGTATTAGAACACTTGAAGGTTATAATTTTGACTCTGTACAAGGAGTAATGTTAAGTACATTTAATAGTGAAGATTTAGTTGGATTGCTTGGTACTAGTACTTATGCTGTAACTGCAGTGTCGGCTCTTTCTTATCTATCTGGTGGTGCGACAATTGCTCCACCATTGACTGGGTATTTTATATCCCCGGGTACAAGTGCTGGGACTTATACATTAAATAACTATAATAAGATGACTGTTATATTTCCAACGATAAGTGCGCTCGGTGCTTATGGTATTATAGATGTAATACCAATTAATGCAGCTGGATTTACCAGTTGTTCTATAAAAATTAACTTACCGGGTACGACGGTGACAGGTCATGGAAATCAAATATATGTAAGTTATGAGTAATTATAGCCCACAAGAATTACGACTTCTAAAAGATAAAGTTACTACTTTATTTAATTCCAATTCTAACTGGAAAGTTGTAGGTGTACAGCATAAGGAAAAAATTGGTCAATTAACAGGTGATCTAGCTATTACATTAACAGTAGATGAGAAATTACCTGCAAATGAAATTGATAGTAATGATTTATTTCCAGAAAGTATTACTATACCTGAGTTAAGTGAACCAGTAAAAACAGATGTTCAAGTAGGACCTACTAAGTTTCTAGAGGACGGTTGCTATGGTACTTTACCTAACTCTAGTCTTGAGAACTCAGATGGGCTTTATGGTTGGACAATGCCAGTGAGTGGGCATCGAGTTACACATAGACCTTTAGTGGGAGGTATTGGCTGTGGCATCTTTCCTCCAAACGGGTATGATGGAGGTTGGGTAGGAGGAGGTACTTTAGGGGGCCTTTGTATAGATTTGGATGATAATACTGTAGTAGGTGTTAGTAACAATCATGTTTTAGGTGGCTATCAAGTACGAGGAGATGTACTGCTTTCGGATTATAATACTATTTATGACACGATGTCTGCATATACTAGTAAGTATGGTTTAACTTATTGGTCAATACTTTCAGCTAATGATACTACCTCTGCTTCAGATGAAACAAGATACCCAGTTTATCAAAGATCATCCCATGATGAATACACTGCTTCAAAAGCTGCTTTAGATCCTTTAAAGGTAGGTACAGTAAAACGAGCTTATCCTTTTACAAAGACTAACAATAAAATAGATATAGCAATTTTTGCATTAGACACTACAGTATCGGGTCTATTTAGTATAACTGAAAGTTGGAAGCAGTACTTACTTGCAAGACAAGATGAAGACATGGCCGGTACTTACTCTGGAGTTTCTGCAATGGATTTTGCTACAACTGCCGAAATAGAAAGTTTGATGACTACATCGTCCGGTGCGCCGTGTTTTAGATCGGGAAGAACAGAAGGTCCTGTAGGTTGGCCAGGCAGTGACCCATATGGTTCAGCTGCTTGTTCTTTAAGTGCTTATACTACTACTTATGCTGCTACTATTACCGAGTTAGTCCAAAGTAACTTAGGTGATAAAGATTTTATTGAACAAATCGCTATAAGAGGTAATACAGTTCCATCATCTTCCGGAGATTCTGGTAGCTTCTGGTGCGCTTTGTTTAATGAAGGTAACCCTTCTTTATCTGCATGGAAAATTATCGGTCTTAATTTTGCTAGCGGAGGCGGCAACGCGATCGTAAATAGAATAGATAATGTATCATCTATGTTTAATTTAACTGCATATAGGGGTCAAGATTTAGATATAGGATATAAGAATGTTGATATAAAAGTTATAGATACTCGTCAATCTGCAGTAACGGCAAGGATAGGTGGTAAAATGTACTGGCAAACAGGCTCTACTAATTCTCCTGCTACGGGTCGGTTTGACACTTAACAGTTATGCATAAATAATATTACAATGGCAGACGGACAAAAAGGAACATTTGGAAGAGGGTTACAGAAATTTATTCAAAATAATTTACCCTATAGGTCACCGGCGGCAATTATAGATGACGTAACTGAAGAGAATCCTAAGTTCAAAGATTTCTATAAAGCAGGGTCTTTACGTAAAGAATTATTGGCGCAGCATTCTATTCTTGCACCTAAAGTACCAGATTCTAGTCATCCTATAGGCTCGTTCTTGGCGGATAGGATGTACAACGAGCTAATGTATGCTACGCTCGATGTTGATAAGTATAGACGTCTTCGTGACTATCGGGTCATGGGCCAATTTGCTGAGGTAGCAGATGCATTGGATGAAATTTGTGATGATTTTCTTAATGAAGACGAGCATGGTAATATAATTACTTTAGATTTAAGAGAGGTAGTCGATTTTGATCCTTTAGTTAAGCGCCAGTTGAATGAAGAATTTACTAAGTTTATTAATTTGTTTGATATTAAAGAACGTGGATGGGAATATGTGAGATCATTATTAGTAGATGGAGAGTTATATTTTGAAAATATCATTCATGAGAAGCATATTAAAGAAGGTATTTTAGGTGTTATAAGTGTTCCAACACAAGCGATTGATCCTGTGTATGATAATTACCAAAATATGTTTATTAAGGCTTATTTACTTAGAAAAGCAAAACACCATAAGGAGGCAGAAGAGCAGTTTTCTACTCTGAAAGATAAAGATTTTATTCCAATGGAAAAAAATCAGATTACATATATTAATTCTGGTACGTGGAATGAAAATAAAACTTTTAGAATTCCTTTTATTGAGAATGCACGAAGAGCTTATAGACAGTTATCATTAATTGAGGATTCAATTATTATATATCGGTTAGTTAGAGCTCCAGAGCGTTTAGTATTTAATGTTGATGTTGGTAATATGAGTACTCCTAAAGCTGAAGGATATATTCGACGCTTGATGCAAAACTATTGGAGCAAGAAAACGTTTAGCTTAGATGAGAATAAGAGAGTAGACTCATTTAATCCACAATCTATGTTGGATGCTTATTGGTTTCCAAAGAGAGAGGGTAGCACTGGTACAGAGGTTAATACTTTACCAGGTGGAGCGAATTTAGGTGAGTTAGACGATTTAAATTATTTTGTTAAAAAGTTATATAAAGCTCTTAAAGTACCTACTAATAGAGTTGAGACTGAAACTTCTCAATATGGTGCTGCTGACGCGACTGTGTTGAGAGAAGAATTAAAGTTCGCTAATTTTATTGTTAGACTGCAAGCGCAGTTTGCTGTTGGATTAAAAGATGCATTTATTACTCATCTTAAATTAAAACATTTATGGAAGGATTTTGATTTAAGAGAGAATGTATTTGATTTAACTTTTACACCGCCTCGTAATTATTTTGAATTACGTAGACAACAAATAATGGATCTTAAGCTTAATAATTTTACTAATGTTGTTGCTAACGAATCTATATCACAAGGATTTGGTCAGAAAGAATATCTGGGATGGACAGATGAGCAAATTAAAGCTAATAGAGCGTGGCTTAGAAAAGATGCAGCATTACAGTTTGAGTTAGATCAAATTAGAGGAGGAGGACCTGACTGGGCTTCTGGTGGCGGAG